GTCCAAACCAATATTTCTTGACGAGACTTGTTGGCTCGAATAATAGCAGAGCCAGACGATAGCCTCAGAGATCCTGCTGTATTGGTAATCAAAGGTTCAAATTGCAAATCGTTTTCTTGGTCAGAAAAAGCAATTAGCATTGGATCAATTGTTCCAGAGCGAGCGCTTCCAACAATAGGATCGCATCCTAATACAATTAAATGACGATCTTTTTCAGATGCAATAACTTGAATACCCTTGGTAGGTACTAAATTGGCTCCAGATATACCAGATAACTCAACCGCTCTTGTTGTTACGCCGTTGTTTTCTGTCCACTTGTAAATACCACCATTTCTAGCATTAATAATAAGGTTCTCGCCAAAGTGGTCGTGTGACCATAATCTTAATTGGCCTGTTTCATTTAAAGCAGTAACAGACCCAAAAGTTCCTTCACCCCAGTTGTTTGCGCCCCAACCCGTAGATGGAACATATACATCCAAACCTACATTTATTTGATAGGCTGCATCTGTTGCACTTCCGCCATTACCTGTATCACTAGCATTAGCTGTAGCAGAAGCTACAAAAGTATATGTGTTGGTAGTAATAGAGGTTATTTGATGTTCTGTATTTAAAACCCCTGCTGTAATTAATCCACCCAAACTAACAGCATTGCTAATGGTTACAAAATCATTAACAACAGCTCCATGAGCAGTATCTGTGGCTGTTATAACAGCGCTTCCGTTTGTTGCTGCAAAAGTAGTAACGTTTAAATCGGTTGATCGTATGGGTGTAATATCATAAAAAACATTACCTTGTTGAATGTAGTATTTCCAAGTTGTTCCTAAACCTAATAATTTATCACCGCCTAAAGAAACCCAGGCATGCAAGGCTCTACATGTCCCCAAAAAAGTATCGGCTGTAAGTTTTGCCCAACCTCCAAACTTTTCAGGCAGACCTTTTCTAAATCTAACAAGATTAACATCAAACCATCCACCTTCATTACTGTAGTCAGTTCCTTCTCTATTTATCCCTGGTTTAAATATTGTTTTTTGTAAAGCCATTTTATATATGTTCCCAAGGTTTTCCCTCAAACATTAAAGCCTCTGCCTCTCTTCTTCTAGTAAGGCCAGCTAAAACTTTTCTTTCACCATTTACAGTAGCTTTATTCCAGCGTTTTATTTGATTTGGAATATCTTCGTATTCTCCAGCATTTAATTTTTTTAACAAAGTTGAACTTTTTAAATTAGCTGGGCCTAGGTTATATACCCAAGAACATAAAGCATCAAACTGACATTGATTTATTGGTACGGTTACTAAAGAATTAACATAATGCTCATATTCATCATCTAACTCACGAAACAACATAAAGTCTGCTTTTTCCTCAGACCATATATCGTCTTCTTGCACATCTTTAGTATGGCCGTAGCCAATAGTCCATACACCTGCAGCACATTTGTATGCTGTAAGTTCACAACCTTCAAAATGTTTTATAAGCTCAAAACCTTCGTCTGATACGTGCATTATATTGCTACTACGCCTGTTAAAAAAGCTATTAAAAGCGTTGACATAAAACCAAATGTTCCAAACATTGCCATTCTTAACGTTCCGTTTAGATCGTTCATTTCTTGTTTTATTTCTGCTGTTTCTTTGAATATACTTTTCCATCTTTCTTCACATTTTGCTTCGTGTGATTTTAACGATGCGTCTACATCATGCGCTGTTTTTCTATTACTCATTTTTATCAGGGGTGTTTGAAGCGCCAAAATAAAAAGAAATAACAGCACTTGCTAACCCACCTAAATAACCTAACACTAAATTAATTAAAGCTTCAGAGTTTTGTTCTGGTGGCTGCAAAGTCACTAAGAATATATAACCCATAAACCCACCAACAACAACCGTGCCCATAATTCTAGCGGTCCAGTCTTTGCTAAACTTGCCTCTAGCATCTTGTTTGTCTGCTACTTCTAACTTAAATACATCTACTTCAAGTTCTTTCATTTGTAACTCAAAACCTTGTTCAGCTTTTTTAAGCTCTAACATTTGTTCTGGAGTTGCTGCTTGAATAGCTCTGTTAATGGATTTAGGATCTGATTGACAACCAAGTACGCCAGCAATAACTGAGGCTGCTTGACCGCCTAATGGTCCGCCTAATGCTGAACCAAGAGTAGGCGCCAAAGCCCCTACTACATTTTTAATTAAATTAAATTTCATATTATTATCCTGCTAATGGGTTTCCAGTTTCTAGTTTATTAATTGTTTTTTCAAGGCTTTTTAAGTCCGCTTTAATTGTAGCTATATTAGTTTTGATTTCAGTAACATCTGGAACTTCTATGCTGTTTATTTCTTTTTCTAAAAATTGAACAGATGTTTCTATAGATGCAAAACGTTCTTCAATAACTTTTTGAGCTGATTCAGTATCACTTATGCCGCCTATTTGTGCTTCTAAATTTTCTAAACGATTAACATATTCAGCTCCTTGATAGCCAAACCCAGCTAAAGTTCCAATAATACCTACAAGAGCTATTATTTGAGTTGTTTTATTTTCAAACCAATTCATATTTAATCTCCTATAATTTTGGTTGTAATTTTTGCAATTCAGTTAAAGTTTTTATACTTTGCCCAGCCAACTGATAAAACGCTAGAGTATTATCTGATATTGTTTTATTAGTATAAATGCTTTTAGGCTCATACCACAATTCTTTTTCAGGTATAGAAACCATTCTATAATTATTAAAGCCTGGTAAAAATCCCATTACAGCTATAATAGCGTTTTCTGATCCATACTCTCCAGTTTCTTCTTGTTTGGCTGCTACTTTTTCTTGAGCTGTTTGTAGGTTCTGAGCAATAATTTTTTCTACAGTTGTTTCGCTTTCTGTATCAGTACCAACAGATGCAATAGATGTATCCATTTGATCTTGGGTTGTTTCTACTGTTCCACGCAGAACAACTGTTTCTGTTGATGCTGTTTCTGTTTCAACAGATGTAGAGCTAAACGAAGAGTTTGATACGGACACGCTACTCATATCAAGAACCTGATTGGTTTGAGCAGTAGAAGAAGCAAATTGATCTGACATACTTGGAGAGCTACTGGTACTAAAACCAGCGTTAGATGAGGAACTTACAGAATTACCAGAAGCTACGCTATTGCCTGTAGCGTGAACTGAGTTGCCAGAGTTAGTACCGCTAACACTTTGATTGGCTGTTTTTACAGCAGAAGATATAACGCTAAGAGCCAGCTCCCTAGTAAGTAAGCTTTTACCTGTAGCTTCTTCTCTTTCTGTTATTTGAAACTCTTCCTGAAAAGTTTCTTCAAACTCTTCTGCTTCCTCTTCTCTTTCAATTCTTTCTTCTTCTATTTCTGCTTCAACCATACGCTCTTCTATAGCCTCAAATATTTCTTCAACAGCTTCTTCTTCAAATATTTCTTCTATAAATTCTTCTTCAGGTTCATCTTCTAAAACAAACTCTTCCTCTGGTCTTTCTTCAAAGTTTTCGTTTGTTTCGTCTTCAAACCATTCTTCTAGTTCTTGAACAGTTTCAAATTCTATAAATGTTTCAGGCTCACTATAATCTTCCACTAAAAAGTTTTCTTGAAACAAAAACTCATCTAAGAGTATTTCGTCTGGATGATGGTGCATTTGCTCTTGCTCTAAATCCCAACTGTTCATCATTACATCTACATCGTCATATGACGTTATAAGTGTAGAGTCAAAATTTATTGTACCATCATCACTAAAACTTATATCTGAGCCCATCCAATCATCAACTTGTTCTTGACCAAATTGTTCTACGTCTAACTCATACCAGTCTGCGTCAGTAAAATCTGCACAGTTGTTTTGATAGCATGGGTCATTAGGGTCTAGCCACTCATCAAATTCTTCGTCGTACCACATATCTTCTTCAGAGAATCCATAGTCTGTTTCCTCATCATAGTAAGCTACAGAATCTTGTATGCTATAACCTCTGCAAAAAGGTGCATACTGTGGATCTTGATCGCATTGTTGATCGTCATAAGCTTCCCAATATAAAGGGCAAGACTCATTATAAAGCTGAGTGATATTACATTGTTGAGTTTGGTAGGCATCAGCATATCCACTGCAACTAGAATCATTTAAAGGATTGCTACAATCAACAGCGTTTCCTGTGCCAGAACCAAATAAAGAGCCACCATTTTCTAATAGACCGTTAGCAGAGGTATCGTTCCAGTTTGTGTTTATACAATTACTTAGGTTAGTAGATCCTGTGTTGCATTCGTCATGAAACAGATATTGATAGATTTGTGAACTACCACTGCCAACCTCTCCGATTGAAACATCGTGATTAATAATATCTAATGCACCATATCTAAAATCAAAGTTGCTATTGCGCCAAAGTATTACCTCAAAACTGTTATCAGATGGTCTATTATATTCTCTCATGTTATACCAACCAAACACTGTCTTATCATCAAAGCTCTTAGCCAACATCTTAGAACCATTGTCTCGTATGAGATCAGTCCAAAAAGGTAATAGGGTGTAAGTGTATTGGTTAGCTAAAGG